GGCGCAGCACGAGATTGGTCAGGGTCAGGTGATTGTGTCATTGTCCAAGAAGGAGACGGCTATGTTTTCTAGTGTCTTTAGGGTCATATTCGAACGGTTTGACAATGCTCTTAGGCCCGAAGTATGTAGTGCGGGTAGGTTGTCGGACGCTGAGATTTCGCAATGGGTCACGGATACTTTGCCGACCATCGCTGGGTGTGAGGCTATAGAGATGGACTCGGGGAAGTATGATAAGTCGCAGAACCTGCTTGCACGGTTGATAGAGAGTATTCTGTTCAAACGTTTGGGTCTGGATCCGGGGGTTATGGACATATTTGCTGACTCGTACGTGGGTAAAGTGTCTAGCAAGGTGTTGGGTATATTCTTCCTTTCAGCCTACCAGATGAGGTCGGGGGCACCAGACACTATGTTGGGTAATTTGGTGTATAATTTTGTTTCTGCCATCGAGTCGGTCGGTGCCGATAACATCCAGGCGATGATTGCAAAGGGCGATGACAACATTATCTGGTTGAAGAATTCCATCAAAGCTGAGTTGGCGGTGCAGAAGATGGCCCACTTGTTCAACCTAGAATCTAAGCTCATATTAGGTTCGGTGCTGTATTTCAGTTCGGGTTTTATATTACTGTTTGAGGGCTTTGGTGTCTTTGTGCCGGATGTCGCCAAGGTGATAGAGTTGCTGGGTGAAGCCGGATTAGATACGAGAACGCAACAGGAGCGGTGGGTTTCGTTCGCGGATAGGGTATCTGCGTATGGTGTGTTTACTGGTATACCCCCCACGTTGCAGGCGGCCGTGAGGGTGAGGTATAGCAGCACGTCGGTCGACGTAGTTTCTGCCGTTGATGCGCTGTTGGCGCTGGCGGAATCCTACCCAGAGTTCGATAGGGTTACACCGTAGGGGTACCTGTTGGCATTGCGTGTTTATCCGGGCGTTTGCTCGTTATTGTTATTGTTGTTATTATTGTTATTCTTGTTATTGAAATTGTTGTTGTTGTTGGTCGTTCCTTCGTAGTTTGTGCGGAGGTCCCAGGGTGTTTCCCTGGTGTTTTAGCGAAG